ACGCAAGGCGGCTGTCAGTGCTGATTATGTGGCTGGAAAACGCGACCTGACCACGAAAGAGTTGCCTCTGGACAGCATCAGGAAGGCAGTCGATGATGCCCGTCTGGCCGTCGATAGGTTTGGATCAGGCCTGAATGATCCAAAACAGAATGTTATCAATCTCCTTGAAGCTGAGATCGACAAGGTAGCAAACAACCCGAACAAATTTTCCAGAAGCGCTGTTGGACTTGATGACCTGAAAAGATCGCTTCGCGACATTCTTTCTGCAAACAGGATGTCTTCAGACGGAGCGCTGTCTCAGGTTCCAATGTCCGTACGAAACACAATTGCGACTGCGGACGCTGGGTACGCAGCGATGATGGAAAAGTGGCAGGATTGGCTTTCAGAAATGAAGGACATCCAAAGCGCCCTTGGTGCAAGCGACAGAACATCTGAAACGGCACGCATTGCAAAGCTTCTCTCAACGGCGAAGAGCAGCGACAAGATGGCTCTCCTGAAGGAGCTTGCTGAAAAGACACAGGCCGGGCACGCCCTTCCGTACATGGTCGCAGGTGCAAGCGCTAGTAAGGTGCTGCCGCCGTACCTTCAGGGTGCGGGTTTGATGGGCGCTGGAATGATCGCGTCTGGCGGCCTGCACGGGGCGGCTGCAGCCGCTCTTGGTTCACCCCGCATCGCCGGTATGTCGAACTACGCTCTTGGCCGTGCTGGGGCGGCTGGTGATCGTGCGTCGCGTGTGGCCGGAATGTATCCGTCGGCGGCGACGAACCTTATTGCGCAGTCCGGCAACCAGCAGCTGGAAGAACAGCGCATGGGCCGCAAGGCCGGTGGTCGCGTAGGCGGGCACGAAGCTGCGGCTGACCAGTTGGTGCGGGCTGCGGAACGTGCTAAGAAAGACCTTGGGCGATCCACGGAGCCACTCCTCAGCCAATCTGACGATGCTGTGGCGCACGCGCTTGAGGTGGCGAACAGGAGTATCTGATGGCGACGACGAACAAGGGTCTGACCCAGCCGCCAATCGGCTCACCGAACTGGGCCCCGCCTCTGAACGACGACTTTGGCGACATCGATGACGCCTTCGGAGGCGTCACGTCCATCAATGTGACCGGCGTAACTGCCACCCCTGTCGTCCTGACGCTTGCCCAATATCGCAAGATGATGATCAAGTTCACCGGCACGCTGACAGCGAACGTCACGTATCAGCTTCCAGCCGGTGTGGGTGGCCGCTGGATCGCTCAGAACAACACCACGGGCGCGTTCACAATCACGATCTCGTCCTTGGGTGGTGGCACCAGCTTCGTGTCGGCCACCGGGAGCAGCAACTTCGCTTCTGACGGAACAAATTGCTTCGGTAGGTTTGGCGGCGTCGCATCCGGCGTCATCGCGATCTGGTCAGGCTCCGTCGCCTCAATACCGATTGGCTGGATCATTTGCGACGGCACCCTTGGAACCCCTGACCTCCGCGACAGGTTCATCGTGGGCGCTGGATCAACCTATGCTGTCGGCGCTACCGGAGGGGTCAATACCGTCACATTGACAGAAGCCCAAACCCCAGCACACACGCACACGGTTGCCGGGACGACATCCGTGGACGGCCTTCACGACCACTTTGTCAACGATCCGAGCCACGCCCACAACTTCAACGTGATAGACAACTTCATCAACAGCGCCGGTGGAACCGGGGGATCGAACAACAGACCGAATTCAGTTACCGGCACTTCGGTCACAAACATATCTATTTTTACTGGAGGAGCCCACACACACTCCTTTAGTGGTACGACTGGGCCTATCGGCGGCGGAACTAGCCACGAAAACAGGCCTCCGTACTATGCACTTTGCTTCATCGCGAAGATTTGACGGGATCGAACCATGGCAACGCAAAACAAAGGTCTCGTTCAGCCCGTTCTGGGTTCCATAAATTGGGGCACCCCTCTGAACGACGATTTCGGCGACATCGATCTAGCTTTCGGCAGCACTTCCACCATAAGCGTTACCGGTGCCACCGCTACACCGATCCTGCTGTCCGTGACGCAATACCGCAACATGATCATCAAGTTCGACGGCGTCTTGACGGCGAACGTGACCTACCAGCTTCCAGCGGGTGTTGGTGGCCAATGGGTGATGCAGAACTCCACCACCGGCTCCTTTACCATCACACTTGCATCTCTGGGGGGCGGAACGTCAAAGAACCTCGATCTGGGTTTCTCTGACATCGTCTGTGATGGAACGGACTGCGCTGGCAACTTTGGAAGTCTCCCATCTGGCGCTATCCTGATCTGGTCCGGGTCAGTGGCCACTATCCCGTCAGGATGGCTTCTCTGCAACGGGCTGAACGGAACGCCAGACCTGCGTGACCGTTTCGTGGCTGGCGCTGGGTCGACCTATGCCGTCAACGACACTGGTGGCGTCACTGCAGTCACGCTGACACAGGCGGGCATGCCTGCCCATACCCACACATTTAGCGGGACCGTCAGTTCAGCAGGAAGCCATGTCCACACGATAAGTGATCCCTTCCACGTTCACAGCTACTCACAGCCGTCAGGTTCCGGAGCCGCGCCATTTGGCGCAGTTGGAGATGCGATTATACTGGCCGGAACTAGCGCATCATTCACTGGAGTAACCCTGCAATCAGCGGGGTCACACTCTCACACCTACACAAGGGTAACATCGTCCTTTGGTGGCGGTGGGAGCCATGACAACATGCCGCCATATCTTGCGCTTTGCTACATCATGAAGGTCTGAGGGGCATCCGATGGTAACCACCAACAAGGGCCTGAACCAACCGGTCGTCGGCAGCAGTGGATGGGGAACCCCGCTGAACGACAACTTTGGGTACATCGACGGCGCTTTCGGAGGCGTCACGACAATCAACGTGACGGGCGTGACGGCGACGCCCGTTGTCCTTTCTTTGGCCCAGTACCGCAACCTGATCATCAAGTTCACTGGAACCTTGACGGCAAACGTGACCTACCAGCTGCCGTCCGGAGTGGGTGGAAGGTGGGTTCTTCGGAATACAGCCACCGGAGCTTTCACCATCACCTTTGCGTCTCTGGGAGGCGGAACAAGCGTCGTCTCAGCGCCCGGATACATCAATTCGGCATCTGATGGCATCAACTGCATAGGCAACTTCGACGCAGTTCTTCCCGGCTTCATCTCGATGTGGTCTGGCTCCATCGGTGCAATACCAGCCGGGTGGTTTTTGTGCGACGGCACCAATGGAACTCCCGATCTGCGCGACCGCTTCGTGGTTGGCGCGGGGTCAACCTATGCTGTGAATGCCACAGGTGGTGAGGCTACGGTCACCCTGACACAGGCTCAAACCCCAGTTCACACTCACACATATGGTCCGAGCAACGTTGTGAGCGGCGGGAGCCACACACATGGAGTAAACGATCCCGGTCATGCTCACATTTACCAGATAAACAACACTGGCGGTGGCGCTATCGGGACCGGCGTCGGCTCATCCAGAGCAAGTGCTTCAACAAGCGTTCAGGCAACTGGGCTTTACTTGTCTGCAGCCGGTGTTCACACGCACACCTTCGGGCCGGGTGACACAACATCCGTTGGGACGGGTGGAAGCCACGAAAACAGACCGCCATACTTCGCCCTTTGCTACATCAGAAAGGCATAAAACATGATCCAGTACATCGATATCTCCACCTCTGGTGAAGTTCAGGTCGTGTCCGGTAAGGACAATCAGTACGTGTTCGAACTGTCGGACCCGGACATCCCGGTGGACATCAAGTACCTCCTCGATACCCTCTTGAACGTTGAGCCACAGGCTGGGCTTGTGGCTGTCCACCTTGAGCGCGGGAATGGCAGGGAGTTCACCACCGCCACGTACTCTGGCGGCGTCGTTGTGGGCTCAGATGGCGTCAGCGGTCAGTTCGACGTGATCATGGCAAACCTGCAGCGCCTCGCCGTTGCGATCAATCAGGTGCCCCTGCCAGCGCCGCCGCCCAGAATTCCGAACCTGTCGTTCGCTCAGCTTCTGATCGGCCTTGTCACAGAGGGCTGGATCACGGAGGCGGAGGGCGGTGCTTGGCTGGTCGGCACGCTGCCGGACGTCGTCCTTCTGGTGATCTCCACACTGCCGCAGGATCAGCAGTTCGCAGCGAAGGCACGGGCCATCCGGCCATCTGAGATCGTCAGGGATGACCCACTTGTGTCCATGCTGGCGACAGCTGAAGGCAAGACGTCGGAGGAGATCGACGACTTCTTCGTCACGTACTCTGTGATGTGATCTCCACCACCAGAAGGGAACCCACCGGCCTGAGGCTGATTTCGTGGGTTCCCATCGGGATCATCTCCACCATATCCTTCGGGAAGTTCAGCCGTCTGGTCGATGACCTCGCGCTGGTCTTCTTGACCTTGAAGTGGCCACCCTCAGGCTGGAGCTTGATGCCGATCTGGCCTTCCTTCCCGGTGTAGAAGGTCGCGGTCATGTCCGTCGGCGCGACATCCGCAGGGAAGATGATGTACGCGATCATCGGGTTCTTTTCGTTTCTGGACATGTACGGGGTGGACCGCTTCTGGTGCCGGGGAGATTTCATTTCTCTTTGTCCATCTTGATCTTGCCGATGTGCGCGACGTTCAGGGCGACCATGCCAGCGCTGAAGTAATTTCCGGCGTTGTCCCGGTAGAACTCCTCGACAGTGAAGAACTCGTCGTCTCCCACCGAGAGGAGGAACTCCACCACAGACTTGGCAGGGTTTTCGCATATCACTTGGTGGATGGGGGAACCGCTCCTCGTTGGCATGTTCATGGTAATCAGAAAACGGTTCATCTGTTCTTCCTGAATTCATGGATGCGCCGGGCTTCCATCTCGATGTACGGCCTGATCAGGGCCGGAACTCTGCTGAGAGCCTTCTTCCGCGCTTCAGCGCCTTTTATGGCAAGGATCGATACAGCGCCATCGAATATGTATTTTCGGCAGGCGGACTGAATGCCCTCGTCTTCGTCCTCCATGCGGACCTTGCCACGCAGGATGCGCTCAATGCGCTTGCTGGGGCGGGTTTCGTCAGTCCACATGGCTAAGATAGTCATGGAAGGCCGCCCACGCCTCGTCCACGCCCAGAGCGATGCATGTGAAGCAGCCTTCGGCCTTGGCCGCCCTGAGGTACTTCAGCTGGTCTTCGGATATGCTGGATGCGGTGTGGTCCCGGCGCTTCAACTCGCAGACGAACGCAGGGCTGCCGGGGATGACGATGTCGGGGGCACCGGTGGTCATGCCCTCAGACTTCTCCTTGGCGGCCTGCAGCATCGTCCTGATGCCCTCGTTGCGGGGGTGCAGGGCCAGAACCCCGAACGTGTCCGGATAGGTGCGACGCAGGCGGGCGAAGAACGTCACCTGTTCCGCAGCTTCCTTCGGACACGACCCCCGGTAGGTGAGGTCGCCGTAGATCATGATGTCATCTGGGAGCTTCATCTGCAGCCTTATTGTAATTCAGGACGCGGTAGAAACCGCTCTCGCCGTCCTTTTGATACGTAATCGTCATCGGTGCTTTGCCACCCAAGGCGTCCAGCGCGGCGCGATCTGCCTTTGCCTTCGACCACTCGGGGAACTTCATAACCCAGAATGAAAATGACCGATATGGGGTGACCACGTCAACCCTATCCATGGGCTTTCCGCTGCGGGAGACCTGAGGCATCTTTTTCCACTGCAGAACCTCGTCGGTCTGCCGCTGGGTGGGATCGCGCTTCAGGGCTTTGAAGTCGATCCGGAGCTTCTCGTTCGGGTCGACGATCTCGCCCTTGCAGGAGGAGCAGTACCGGGCGGCGATGTCGTTGGGCTCAGAGCAGTGCGGGCACTCCTTGAACGTCCACCGGTAGGTGCACTGGTGGAGATCGCCAGCGACCGTGTCCATGGCGCGGCACCGGCGGCCAAAGTGGGCGGGCATCGCACCCCATTCGGTCTCGATGGGAATGCCGTCCAGATCGACGAAGTACCCGTTGGCATCGATCTCGTACTCTTCCTTGTTGGGGCGCGCGGAGAACGTGTTCTCGGTGGAGCACTGGGGGCACACGCACGTGACCTCGCCAGAGCCATCGCCGCCGGTGGAGACCTTGATCTCGGGCCCGAAGATGTCTTGGTCCGGGCAGTGGCGCTCGATGTTCTCGGCATAGTCCAGAATGAGGCAGTCGGTCTTGCCGCTGTCGACCCGAAGGCCGCGACCGATGATCTGCTGCAGCAGGCCGACGCTTTCGGTGGCCCGCAGGAGCGCGATCACGTCAACGTGAGGCGCATCGAACCCCGTGGTCAGGACGGAGACATTTACCAGATACTTGATCTTCCGGGCCTTGAACTTCTTCAGGATGGCGTCGCGCTCAGCCTTCGGCGTCTTGCCGGTCACGATGGCGGACAGCCCCGGCGGAAGGCTTGCCATGCACTCGTGGGCGTGGCGCACGGTGGCAGCGAAGATCATGACGCCCTGACGGTCAGCGGACTGGGCGACGACGTCAGCGATGATGGCTGAGGTCTTCCTGCCGTGCCCGTGGTACGCCTGATCCACCGCCTGCGCGTCGAACTGGCCACGGCTGTTGACCTGCATGTTCAGTGTTTCGTACGATTGAGCGTTAATCTTCCCGACGATGGGCTGGGTCAAGTATCCAGCCTCGATCAGTTCATAGGCCCGGATGCGGTCGACGCATGCGGCGAAATACGGCTCTCTGGTCTGGCTTTCGGAGACCGGCTTGCCGTCCGGCCACAGGCCAAAGATGTACCCGGTCTTCATGCGGTATGGCGTGGCGGACAGGCCGATGACGCGCAGGTTCGGGTTCGCTTCCCGCATGACCTCGATGATGGACTGAACCGTGGGCGTGATCCCGTGGCACTCGTCGATCACGACGGCAGCGAACTCCTTGCCAAAGCGGCTGATCGAGTTCTTGACGGTGCCGGGCGTGCCGAACACCACCGGGTGGCGCAGGCTCTTCTGGCCAGCGCTGGCGCTGAAGATCGAGCACTTGGCACCGGTGGCCCGGTACTTCTCGCTGTTCTGGGTCACCAGTTCTGCGGACGGCGCAAGGCACAGGACGTGCTTGCCGCCAGACACCCGGTGGATCGTGCTGGCCACGCTCTCGATGATGTGGCTCTTCCCGGCCCCCGTGGCCGCCTCGATGCAGCACGGGGACCGGTTGCGCGAAATCCATGCGATGATGCTGTCATGTGACTGCTGCTGGTATGGTCTCAGGGTCATTCTGCTTCTCTACGCTACAATCTCATTGTGGTATTTACAGCATATTTCCCTAAGGTTCAATCACATTTTCAGCATCATCTTTAGGATTTCACTTGGATCATTCCCTTCTCGACGCCATTCGTGACTGCTTCATAGAAGTCACCGCATGGGGCATCAGTGGCGTTCGTTATCATTTTCCACATTGCCTGCCTCACGCCCTCAGTGATTGCCTCCATCAAATGTTCGACGCTGATCGGCGGAATGCTGTCCTCCACACCTTCCCTGATTGCTGCGGCGACATCTTCGACCTCAAGTTTAGGCAGTGCATTATCTTCAGACATTTTCTTCTCCTTCCGTGGTTTCAGTGGACTTAGTTCCGATGATTTCCCTCAGGGCCTTCGCGTACCCGTCGCCTTCGTGCATATATTTCTTGTTTGCGGGCATCGTAAAAACGTTTCCCCTAAGGTCCATGACCAACTCGTTGTCCTCGCAAAACTTCGCGCAGTACTCGACGGTGTCTTTGCGGCACCTTTCCAGCTGCTTGCGAAGCTTCACGTTGATGGCGCGCTGCCGTTCCAGTTCGTCGCTCATTTCAAGTCCCAAAAGTTGATTGGTTTTTCATCATGCTCAAAGCGGGCGGACAGGGCCAACTCTATCGGGGATGGTCCCAGATGGCCGTACACTCCCGTCAGGCTCATTGCCTCCTCGTAACTGTCGCATTCCCAGAAGGACGGCCTCCCTCTGTAGCAAGGCTCCATAAGCCATTGCCTGCCGTCAATCCCACTGAACTCAAAAGTGCCGAGGTAAAGTTTTTTGTCTGGCGGACCATCCAAGACAATAAAATCTCCATATCCCTTGCAGAGGTTATTTTCCTGATCATCTTTTTCAAACTGATCCCACAAAGCTTTCCTAAAAGCCTCAACCTTTGGATCGGTCAGACCAGCTTCGCTTGGCTTAACCTCAATCCAGAACACGTTGTAATCTCCGTTGTCGTCTTCTCCGAAAATCTTGAAATCCGGCAGGTAGTGAGTTCCGCAGGGGAGGTGAAAGCCTTCAGGCTCATACTCCCATTGGTATCCGCAGGCGTCGAAGAACACCGCCCACCGCGCCTCAAGACGGCTGCGAAAGCGGTATCCCTTATATTTGGTCTCGATTGCTTTTATCGTCATTTCAGCGTCCAGAAGCTGGTGGGCTTGCCGCGCCACGGCTCAAGGTTCGCGCCGGGTGCCAGAACTTGGATGGCCTTGGCATAGGACACCGATCCGGCGCGCTCCGTCTTGGTCAGGCGCTTGCCGCCGAAGGATGCGTTGCGCCCCTTGGCCATCTCCACCATGGCCTCAAGAAGCTCTTTCTTGCGTTCCTCAGCCTTCGCAATGGCATCGAGGACGTCGGTGTACTCGGCCACCATCTGCAGCGCTCTGGGGGTGTCAACGATGACCAGAGGGTCGTTCAGGTACTCGTCCGGTTCATCACATGCCGCAAGGAACTCCATGTAGAATTCCCGAAGCTTCGGCATAATATTGGCAATGTATTCCGGATCGTACGAAACAATATCGAGCTTGTTGTCGCGCGGGGTCCACTGCCAGAAGTAGCATTGCGACCGGTCGGTGCAGAACATCTGGACCTGCATCTGGGCGTAGTAGTGCCCCTGATCCTCGATGCTCTTGAACGGCACCGGTGCTTCCTTGTCCCGAAGGCCAAAGGGGCACTTGATCTCGACCAGATGGTCGTCGCCGACGTACCCGTCAGGGCTTGCGCCGATCCAGTTCATCTCTGGGTGGGTGACGAAAGTCGCACTGGTGACAGGCAGGCCGATCTTGACCTCAAGGTCTTCGCGGGCTTCGTCTTCGTGGGTGATGCCCCACTGGGTGGCGATGTTGCCGTTCCACTCGCTGGGAGCCTTGTGGTACTGGCGTACCATCCGGCGCATGATTG